ATGACAATATATAGCTTAATACCATTATTTCGCTAGCGCCACCGTCGTCGAATATTATCGACCATATAAACGCTAAGATGTCTATCATTTTTCACCTTCCGCTTCGAGAACCGCCACCCTTACCGCTAGATACGCATCTTCTTCGTCCATAAAAACCGCGTACGGATGAACTCGCCAATCTTTACCGATGTTATTATCCTGTAGCACAATGTCGAGAACGGCTAGTAACTTTTTTAATTTCTCTTCACAAGTCATTTTTCGCCTTCTTTTTCTTTAAGGCTGTGTTACCCGATATTCCTGGGTATACCTTTGCGGCTCAAATATGCGCGCTTCTCTTACTAAATAAGTTATTTTTTCTTCAACAATATCTTTATCAAAACCTACTTTAGCGGCCCGTTCGATAACCTTACTCAATGGGGCTACTCTAGAATCTGATTCAAACTCGACTTCTCGCACGATGGTATATATTTCCTGTGCTGTATATTCTTCCGCTTTCTTATCTTGAATCGCCCATAGTTCTTTTAAATGGGCGTCTGGTATGGCGGGACCTTCTTCATCATATTCATTCATCGCATTATCAAATAAACTGATAAATTCTAAGAGTTCAACACTCAGATAAAACCATTCCCCTACATCAGATACGTTTAAATGTCTAAATTTCTCTTGCGTCTTAGCTTCATTTAATCCTGAAACAAATAATAACAACTTAAGTTTACTACCGTTACCAGTTTGAAGTTGCCGCATGCGATTTTTCGGGTTAGTAGCAGTGCCCCCTATTTTTACGCGGCCATGTTCGTCTGCGATAAAGTAAGTTCCCTTCACCATTTTTATATCTCACCCTCATAGATATGATCATGCCGTTTACCCAATAACCTTAAATGTTCAGGATTAATACACGGCCGCCCACAGGTAGATGTTAAGTGGCATAGTTTAGGTATTTCTTCACCAGATAATAAAAAACTTAGCCGTCGCGCAGAAACGTGTTTACCTTTCGGGTTTAATAATCCACGAGGGTTAGCTACCTCTTTCGCGGATAAATAGAATAACCCGTCGTCGTTATGCGGATTGATCCATAACCAACAGTTCACGGGATCTGGCACGATATTTACATGCTGCATTAATCGTGACTGGATGCGCTTTATGTTAGCGCCCGGCCTGACGACATCTTCTATCCTTGTCATACGATAGAAACACGGTTCGAAAGTATATAAATATTTCTAACGTTTTAACGTTTTACCGTGATCCCGAAAGAGGCGTAAAAAAAGACTATATCGGTACCTTAAACGCTAAATTTATTTTTTCATGTTGTATCGGTATATGTTCTATGTTTATATATGTTGGGTTATCCTCTTAGACAAAACCATTCCTAAAATAACCTCCTGCGGACAAACTCGAAATATGCTTCTTCTACATATTTATTGCCGTAAGAACGTTAAAACGTTGGAATATCCTATTATTCACAATATGTAGTAAAATGCTCTCCACGTTGAACGTCAGTATAACCAATTGCCGAAATGGTATATTATCGGCAATAAAGAAACGCGCCACGACCCGCGTTAGCCCCTAATTGTACTAATATGGAAACTAAATCATAACATCTTTTAAGGTAAAGATACATATACGCACGCTTGCCTCATAAAGATATAAACGAACGCCGCGCGTGTGGTCGGCGGTATTATCGGCGCTTGCGATACCGCGTGTTAACGCATTACTCAGTAGCTAACCCGCCTACCTGCGAGTGTTGTGGCGAAGCGCATCTCGAGTTTCTGTGTATAGATCATATTAACGGTGGCGGTGCCGTGCATCGAGGTATTAATATCTACGAGTTCTTAAAGAGAAACGAATACCCGGCCGGCTTTCGGGTATTATGCTGTAATTGTAACCAGGCATTGGGGGCTTATGGTGTATGCCCCCATAAGCCATAAGCCATAACCCATAACGTGTATATTTAATCCCCAGGGTGGGTTCAGTTGCAGGCTGGTATAATCTTACTCAGATTTTGGGCTTCGAGAGAAATAATTTGCTAAGATTTATTCGAGGCAGTCTGTAAATCTTGTCCCCTCTTTTTATCATTTTACAATTATCTGAGTAAGACATAGGGTTTTTATCTCCAGGCACCCTGGTAGGTTTTAAAACCCGTAACCCTGGTAACCACTGGGTATATACCCCTCTCTAGTATATATAAGACTTCTCAGAATCGTAAAAAAATAGCTAGGCGGTGCGCGTTCTGGCGTTACTTATATACATCCTAGTCTTTCGCGCTCTTTTTGCCTTATTAGCACACGTAATGATACGTCCTGTAGTTCTAATAACCCTATAGCCTCATCATTAAAAACCGCATTATTCTTTTTGAAGAAATAAAACATATCTCTACGCAATTTAGGGCTGTCTACTCGTTTCTCTAGTTTATGATCGCCGTTCGGATTAGCATATGCCGTATCTCGCCCTAGTTCTGCTTGTGGTATTCTCTCTTTTTTTCACGACACGCGCGGCATGAATGCATATCATCTTGTGCAGGAGATTCCTTACAGTATACACAAATACCTTTTTCTATTAATCGCTTTTTTTCGCGCCTTTCTGATTCTCGTTGTCTATGTCGTTCATTAAGATAAAGAACATTAGAGGCTCTATCTTTAGGTATAGGTTTGCCACAGCCGCACAAACATAAACGCTCGATCATTTTAGGCTCTAAACTAGTAGTAAATGCTGTAGTCATTATATACATATACGGAAAACAACATTATAAGCCGATAGAGCGCGTGGTGTGAAAGTAATAAAAAAGAGAAAAGGCGCCGGATAATACCGGCTACCCCTACGCGTCTGCGTCCGGCATTGTTGTAAACACCTTCAACAGTAGAGCCAGTAAAGCTCCGGCCAAAGCCAGATAACCAACCATAACGCTATCAAGCGTTATGTATTGTGGTATAAGCGCAATCGCGCCTATAGCAAAGATCACTATCGCAACCCATTGCGCTGAGTTGGGGATTGAACTACTAAAATTTAAACGTATTGCCAATTTGTATACACCTCCTTTGATGTTTAAACCGTCTGTACCGTCGTATCGGTGCCCCCAGCGACTACGTTTAGGGTTGTACTAACCTCCTGGTTAATAGTCTCCTCCACCCTTTGCGCAAACAAATTAAACTTTAGGTCTGGGATAACTGTATCATACGGCGGCGTCCCCGTTTTCATTGCGTAAAACTCATGCTCGAGCGCGCTACTTGTCGCGCTGTAGTTTCTCCACTGTTCTTTATAATGGAATACACCCTCCAAACTCACCGCCAGCACTACCAGTAGGCTAATCCCTGTAGTAATCAGTTGGTGTGTCGGAAAAGCGTTTACAAATACCGGGACGAGTGCGGCACCGATGACCGCTATAACGCGCATAATCAGGTATTTAGCCCTTGCAGTCAACGCAGCGGCCTTGTACCAATCAATACCGCTTGCTACCCTAAGTTGCATGTAGTCCGCGGGCGTCACCGTCAGGGGGGCTAGTTTATTAATGGTCACGCCTGACGTGGTTTTAAAGGGGTTCTCGGGGCCCTTTCGGAAAGGTAAATGGATATATCTTATTATATCCCCCCCCAAATCCTTAAGAATCTTAAAAACCAGTCATGTATCCTCTCACATATTGATCGCTTTTTAACGGGTATTGGATCGGGATCGGGGTCCACCGGTATCGGGTTCATAAAATCGCTTTCGTCTATTATTTCCCACGCGTCCCCTACGTCGTTACTTGCCTTTATTACAACCTTATAGGGCATCCAGAAATAACCTTTCGCGCCCCAGCCCGCGCCCCAACTATTTTTAATAAACAGCGCACCCTTTGAGCCGTCTAGATTTGTATGTGTATCATCGTAGCCTACGACGGTAACGGCGTGACCGCCGGCTATACCTCCCGCACCCGTTGGCATATCCCCCGATGCACCTATATTAAAAAAGTTATTATAAACGGTAAACCCGAGCATTACCGGATACTGCGAGGCTATAGCCGCCTTTATATTGGTAAGCGTTTCAGTGGCAGTATCCCCGTCAACACGGTAATACGTGTCCGCGTGCGACTTAATCGCTTCGGTATCTACTGACGTGGGTGGGCGTGTTTTATATTTGGATTCTATATAAGGCCACAACTTCTCCGGTGGAACGCCTTTGTCTGCGAGGACCTTTGCCATCGTCCGCAAGTAGGACCCTTCATCTGAGTTTATAGTCCCATCAACCTCGCGATCCCAGTAATACAACGCAAGACGTGAACCATTGGAGAAATTACCCGTTACGATATAATCCCGTAGCTTAAACACGTTGTCTCCTGCGTTAGCGACGCAACTCCCTAGGCCGCCCTGGTCTAACACGGGGGTTTTATCATTAAGGATAACGGTAGGTGGTAGCGTTTCTATCTCGGCCCTACTCACCCGCATCTTATAATCCCGAGCGTCTGGAATATCTTTTTTATACCCTAAGCCCCGTGTAAATGCCATTATTCCACATCCGTTATAACAAACCTAACACTCGTAAGAATACCAATAGTATCACGAGTACAAATATAATATACAATATTTCTGTCATTTTTTAGTCACCTAATTACTTAATTACACCCATTGCGTTTAACAAAAATACGAAAAACATAATATCAAACAATATAAAACATATTTCCATAGCTGATAACTGCATATTACACCTCCTAGAACCCTAGAATCTCATAACACCGATAACACCGCTAATTATAATTGCCGCAATTATACTCATGATAACTGTTATTACATATTGCTGGTTTTTTATCTTATTTTTAGCTACTAGTTCATTAGTCAGATGATCTAACGCTATACTGCGCTTCTCGGAGTCTACTATATCGTCTTTTAACTTGTCTATTTTCTCGTTGGCTACTTCTAACCGCGCAACTCTGTCCTGTTGGAAGATGTTAAACCGCTCAGATATCGCTTTAATATCCAACTCGTTGCGGTGTGTAAGTTCTAATATGCTTTTTATCTCAACGGGGGTTATTACCGCATAATATTCCTGCGTCCGTAGCGTCTGAGTATCCACCCGTTCGTCTAATTTCTCTATCTTCGCGCAGGTATTCTTATCGCGCTCCGCGAACTGCTTCTCCAACTGCGCGACGCGATAACTAAGATTATTACGGTTCACTATCTTAACGCCGTGACTCGGTAACGTATTATCATCCGTCTCGTCACTCATGTATTATTATTCTCCAGGGCTTCGTTAGGCGTAGTATAATTAACCGAACAATTCGCGCACACATCATCATGTTGAATAAACGGTATCGAGATAGCCACACCCGCTAATATTATACCGAATATAACCAGTATAACGATTATTTCTTTTATTTCTCGCTTCATTTTTTATTATGATTTCCCGAAGCCGCCACTATTGGCCATCTTATCCCGTTCGGCTTCTGTCATATCGGTATACTCAAAGCAGTATTTTTCTATCCTGGTATCGGCATCCCACGAACGTTTGATATGTATTAACATAGTACCCCCTATTCTTATTTTACTTCCGCACGATACGCGCGTGTATCTATAAACGCTTCTAAATTAGCGTTAAACTTAGGGAAGCACGCGCTATGTATATCCATATCGCGCTTAAATACCATCTCGTTTTTCTGGTAAACCTGTAGTTTATACTCGGTCCCGTCTGTATCAGATATTTCTAGCTGGCATACTTCGCACATTCTCATTTTCTTTTACTCTCCCGCCTAAAACAATTCAGACAACTCAGTTACCAATATCTGTATATCCCTGTAGAATCATACGGTGTGTACTGAATCCTGGCGCCCGTATTCGCGTTAGATTCTGCTAACTCTAATGCCACGTCCATATAGAATATACCTGCGTGCGCGGGCGTAGCCTGGTTATAAGCGCCACCTACCCTCGGAACTTTAACCGCCGCAAAGCCGTGAGTCGCGTCTATCTGGTAATAGTCGCACATATATGTATCCCCAGCCCCCCCCGTTCCTACGGGTAAGAACTGACAACTTTCGTTAAAGGCGTATGCGAATGCCGGATACGTCACATATCCGCTCGCAGCCGGTAGCGCCCCGTAGACCGGCCTATACCCAGTGGTACCAAGTACATCGTCAGAGAATACCTCATCATAGGGAGAAACCCACGGCCAGCGGTTAGTATCTACGTTTATCCCCTCAAGCCATGTATTTGTATTCCCCCAGGGGTTTTCTATCCCACGGTATGATATGGCATAATCGGCCCCAGAAACTGCCACGCGCCCGCTATAGTTGCCTAAATCAGTATGACTAGAACCCGTCCAGCCCGTATCTGTTTTAGCTGCTATGTGAACCAAACCGTCACCTAGTCCGCCTATCGCAGTACTCCCCGAGGGCGTCTGACTATCCATATGGGCATACTCGACAAGATAAAGTAACTGAATCGCAGACCACGTATTAATATCCATAAGTTGCCAGCCGTACCCGGGGTCGTCGCTCGAGCGCGAAAGGTCTACCGCCGTCCTAAACGTGGCGCGTGTAGTAGTCGTGGTAGGCGTTGCCCCACCCCTACTATACAGGCGGTTAGTAACGTCCTTGATAGCCTCAAACGCGCCGACGTAGATATGATCCAGGGTTCCCGGGAAGCGTGTAAACGCGGGGTGTAACCTGTATCCTTTTAAGGGGTATGGTGAGATGTAATAACTTAGCACATTCCCTGTCTGCACGAATTTAACCCAAAACTTAGGTATCTCTACCATCGTCTGATAGATCGTAGTAGTATCTTCATATAGTGTCCCACCCGCGTCGTTTAAATCGCCGTGAACAGCGTAAACGTCGCCGCTTTCTATAACCAGATTAACGCGCCGCATGCCCTTCCATGGGTAGTAGTCACTAAACCCGCTAACGTGTGGCTGTGAGCCGGTATCTACAGTTAACCCCACCGCGTCACCTAACCGCGTTAGTATTGGCGAACCTGGCGCGGTGTAATCGTAACTGGCGCCAAACGTAAGCGGTGGGCGTAGTGGTACGTGCGTATTATACCTATGCGCCGTCATATCTACCATAGTTTACTTAAACCTCCCTGTATCTATTGCCTTACGTCGCGCGTCGTAAGCCGCGTATGTGGAAGGGGGGCTAGGCCTCCACCTGCGTGGACTACATACCGTTGGGCTTAATATCTCGCCGCCGCCTGCGTCTACTGTTATCTCTATCTCACGAATAATATCAGTATATACCATATCGTCTATTTGAACGTCTACGATGTAACCAATATCATAATCGTCCATAAGAGTGTACATCTGCCCCTCTTCGAGCGTCATCTTAACCGTTATATCGTAAGCCTTCGTATCTACCTCGGCCCGTCCCGCGACTTTCATGTCGGTAGATATCTGCCATAGGGAGGCATCGTTATCGGCACCACTCCAATCATAGAAGCCCTCTATCATACCATACGTGGCCATAGATGCTACGCTTGAGGTAGTGCCCGTGTAAGCGAATAACCGCGAGGATGCGCCTGTGTAGACCCCCCCCGCCAATTTCTCAGGACCTCCTACCATCATAGCGTTCACTTCGGGCCTGTTCTCGGTGTAATCAAGCGAACGAATATTGCCTAACTTGGTCCCAAATACAGTTTCCCCCGATTTATCAACCGGTGTAACTGTCCTAAAGGTAAGGGCGCCATCTACGGTATTATCCAGCCAGAAATCTACCTCGTCGGCTACGCTGCCGGGGTCTTCTTGCGCGCGTGATAGTGTTTTGCAACAGTCTAACACCGTTTGGAACCTACCCTCATAGGTAGTGGAAGTGCCATCGTTAAAATCGCCCTCGATATCTATATAACACGGAGCGCCCCCATACGTCCACGACATGCGCCGGTCATACGGGTGCCCCTCCATATGGGTGGCGTCGTTAACGTTAAACGCGATAGGCCCTATGTTCTGGTTAACATAATCTTTCATTAAGTTACCAGCCCACCCGGTACCGTATGAGCAATAAATAGGTAATACAGCACTGATATCTGTCCAACGCCTTTCGTATCCGTCAGGGTCGCCAAAGGGTTTGTAACAATAAGCATAATATGGCCATATAAGCCGCGTAGATAAGTAGTACGTATCCGATGTGCCGGATAGTGTTATCATGTCGTCGTTACCCACCTTTGTGCGGTGGGCGCTTATTACAGGGCCAGCTATCAGCATAACGCCGTTACGGATTACTCGAATACCCCCCCACTTCATAATAAACGATGTGGGCTGCGGGGGGATACATGACCATTTAGATATAAATTCGTCAGTAGGGAGCGTTAATTCCCACGTAGATACGTCACCCCACATCCTATTACACTTAAACGACGTCCATATATCTATTAAATTATCTTTAGCGAAACTATGACGGCTCCAAAATTGGTATTGCGCAGGTTCCCTGTTACCCATAGATCAGACCCCGTAGTACATATCGCGCCACCGGCATTTCGCATAGGTATCAAGCGTGCCACCGGTAGTCTCAATAAATATTTTATTTACCCCTGGAACTAAGGGGAAGAGTGTAGAATACGAATCCATGTGGTCAAATACGTTTGTAGTATGGTTTATCGTGGCGCTGCGTTTCCCGGGACGCGTATCGACTATCATGTGGTCATATACGATTATGAGGTGCCCTCCCATGTTAGTAAAATTAAACCATTTCCCTGTGGTATAATTGGCGACTAATACCGCTGTAACCGTTGTAGCCGAGCCGTTAATATCCCATATAGGGTATGTATCCACGTCACCCGAGTTAGTTACGGTATGGTAAAAGTGCGATGCTAAATCACCAGCCCATAGCGTTTCGTTCTCTACCGCGTTCCACCAGAATACATCGTGCGACTGGAGCGTTGCGACGAATTTACGAAACGTGCAGTTACCGGTATCATATGTTTCCGGGAACGACATGCCGCTCGAAAAGTGACAGGTTAATAAGAATGTTTTACTAGGCGAGTCGTTAGTATCTACGCGTATAACGCCATCGCCTTTCGATGGGTCGAAGGCGTCAGTTAGCATGCGTATATTAGTTAAAAAGTCCGAGGCGGAAGTCCCGTATACTATGATAGGTAATGTTATCTCGCGCGTCTTAGTCTTGCGCAATCTTACATAATCACCAGGTACAGCGTAAACCTCGTCGGATACCATCTCGAACGGTGGCATCCATCGCCCGTCGATCCCGTCGAGTATGTCATATTTAACCCCGTCGGTAAGGTCTATCGTGCCGCCGTCGTTATCCATCCAGTATATTTTCTCTGCCATCTATTACTTACCTAGTTAAAAAAGATAATCGCCGTGCATTAATTCCATCTTGCGTATCAGTTTCTGGACTTCCTTCGCTATCTCTTTATAATCCAGGGCGCCGTCTACTTTCATATTAATTTGATATTTGGGTTGGTTGCTACCGCCACCATTACCTTTTGGACGGAAAACATCCTTCATCTTAGAACCCGGGATAACGTATTCCGGTTCGTCTTCGCCTATGTGCGCGAACGTTGGACGGTCAACGTAGCCGCCTGACGCCAACGGAGTCGGACCCGCCCATCCTGAGCCGAAAGTAGCTGCGGGGTTTATTGCTAATTGCCATGCTTGACCTTCTGGTATCCCCTGCGCTTGATACGCTTGCGTCTGTGCTGCCCACGCCGCGGAACCGAAATCATTACCTATAGTAGCCCCCGCTACCGCACCACCGTAGCCGGCAGCAGCAGCGGCAGCGTTAACCGCTTGGGCGCCCGCGGAAGCCGCGGCGGTAATCTGTTGCTGTACCGCTTGTATCTGGGCCATTTGCGCCGCGACGGCTATCTGGTTAGCGGAAATATTATCGTTTATATTCCCGATTACTACCCCCTGCGCGTTGACAAGATTGCCCCGGTCGTCCAGGTGTACGCCAAGCGACGTTAGGAAGGCGTTACCCTGTAATGATGCCGCGTCGGTGGCGTTAAACGTTGCGTTAATGCCCTTCGTTGAACCGAGTTGCGTAAGGGCCGTCTGGTATATCCCCGTTAAAGTTGTACTAGTGGTTTTATTTGTAGTATCTATCTGCTTTGATATTGTTTGGTACGAACGTGCATCGTCAGATATCTTTTTGTAAACTTTACATAATGGACAGTTCGGATTTGCCGGGTCTTGCATAGCCGCCCAATTACCCTCAACTGGGCCAGCTTCATAAGAAGTTTTACCCATTATAGAGCCAACGTTTGAATACCCTTCTACTGGTACTCTCGATGTCGCGGTAGTCGCTGCTGCAACTGTGCTCGGTGTAGTTCCCTTCATCTTCTCCATTACCGCTTGCCGTGCGGGGTCTATTCCTGCTTCCGCGGCCCGTTCGTAAAGCCCCTTTTGCGCCGGTGTCGCTACGGTAGCCCATCCTGCACCAACACCTTGCGAGTATAATGCAGGATATTTTGCCTGCGATTCCGCCGTCCAATTCACACCCTTAACTGTCGTAGCGGTCTGCGTCGTAGCCGCCGCCGTTGTATTAGCCGCCTGCGCGCACGCTGAAGCCGACCCCGCCGTTGACGCACAAGAGCCCGCGGTTGCGGCACAACTAGATGCAGCCGAACCGCAAGAGGACGCGGTTGAACCGCAAGACGAAGCCGTAGCCGCGCATGAGCCCGCCATAGAGTTACATGACGAGGCTATAGCGGCGGTGTTAGTATCCGTTGTGGTTGTACTTGTTCTATTATTCAGCGCGGCAAGTTCCGCAGTGTGCTGTGCGTAAACCCCTTTAGACTGATTAATCCATAATTGTAATAAATCATTACCCGCGTTATCGCGCGCGGCGATATACTTTAACCACGTTAGCTGCTCTTCTAGCGTTTCAAATTTCCACGAACCGGAACCTTCGTTATACCATGCGCCCGGGGTATTTGCTTCCGCACCATACTGATAATTAGAGGGGGTAAACCCACCTGTCGTTACACCGCCTGCATATCTAGGTAATGAATCCAATACCCACGGTGCTACGCCGCCCCAATATTTTTGCGGGATAACTGCTTCGGGACCGGCTTCGCCAATGAGTGCCATTTGCGGGCCGCTTGTAACGTGGCCGCCTTGTTGCATAGTGGGAACCCCTTGACCCGGAGTGCCCGGTACGCCAGATCCGTATGCGGCTACGTTATATGGTGTAGAACTTGTATTTTGGATATATGTTCCCTGATTAGCCCCAGTGGTTACAACATTAATATACGCGGTTCGGGGTGTAACAAGAGCGTTGAGTGCCGCATTTGCCCCGGACGTCTCGGCTTGCGCGAGTATCATGGCAATTCGCTGCAATGCTGCGGCATCTAAGGTTCCGTTAGCGGCAGCCGTCTGCGCTTCTGCCAGTATCGTTGCCAACCGTTGTTTTGCGGTGGCGTCTAAGTTAGAACCCGCCACATTTGTCTGCGCTTGCGCTATTATCTCAGCTATGCGGGTTTTCTTTTCGGTAACAGTTAAGTTGGACTCTGCCACGGACGTTATAGCCTGCGCGGTGATTACCGCTATACGGTTTACCCTTGATGTTGTATCCAAATCTGAGGTAGCGGATGCTGTTATTGCTTGCGCGACTATTTGAGCCTCTCGATGTTGCGCAACAGCCGTGGTCATCGCTGAATTAAATTGCGTCAAGTCCCCGGTTACCTTGATGACCACGGGCCCCTTCTGATTTCCGCCACCCCCTGTGAATTGATCTAGGGCGCCGTATAAATCAAAATTCCACGGGTCGTCTTTAGTGCCCGTTACCGTGTCTTTCGCTTGGTTTGCTTGTTTCAACACTTCGTTATGGGCGCTTATATCCATCTGGGTGTTTAATAGCTCTTGCGCAACCAACGCCGCCGTTAAAACTATCGTCAGCTCACCTAATGCCAGACCGTATCCTTTAATCCCGCCCGTCGATCCCGATGCCGCCGCCCCTATCTGTGCGATACCGGATGCAAACTGGCTGACCCCTACCAACGTCGGCCCTATAGCGGCGCCAATACCACCGATAAGTACTATATCGGTTTGCATATCCGGGGGTAACGCTGCGAATGCCTTACCTGCTTGTTCTACAACACCGGTTAGTGCTTGGAACTGCGGTTCCGCGTTTTTAACGGCAGTAGTCATAGCCGTCCCGAGGGGGGTCATAGCTAGTTCTAAACGCTGCTTTAACACCGTCATCGAGTCGGATAGTGTGGTAGTGCTCGTAGCCATCCCGTTAATATCGGTTTTAACGTCTTTAGTAACGTCTTTAAAATTAGTAAGACTTATAGAGCCGTCGGTTATGGCCTTATACATCGCTAAACCGCCTTTAGTCCCAAAGGCCTGCATAGCTAAGTTTATACCTTCTGTCTCGGTTTTGGCGTTTTTAATCTTGGTAACTAAAGAAGTAAACGACTCACCCAAGTTTTGGTTTAAGTCAGTATTTATTTTTTGTTTATCCGCGTAAACCTGAGCAGAAAGCGTGGCCGTCTTTTTCGAGTCGGTATTTTTAGAGAGGGCGAGGGTATCTGATTCCAGCGCGGCTACGTCCTGTTTATACTCCGTGGCACCCTTAGCTATCTCGGTACGCATGGCGGTTATTACAGGCGCAGCATCTAGTCCCATATCGCGCAATTTCCCTAAAAAGCCTGCCGACTCATCGAGATTGAGCCCGAACGCCTGCAACACGGGGGCGCCATCCTGTAATGTACCTAATAATTCAGCGGGCGCGTAATTGGTGGCCAGCATTACTTTATATAGGTTATCCAGCTCCCCTGATTGATCTTTAGCGGAGATGCCAAACGCCTTAAATGCCATAGTGGCGCTTTCTATCGTTGGTATAAGCGGGGCGTCCATCACGCGAGATAAATTTATGTATTTAGTTTCTAACTCTTCTAAACCGGCACCCGTTAACCCCGTCATCGTGTTTAAGCTAGCTAACGACGTCCCTAACTCCTTCGCACCTACGGGCACGGACGAAAATACATTGTCATACACGCCTTTAAGGGCTGTAAGGGCAGCGCCAGTATCCGTCGTATGCCTTTGTATCTCTCTATATCCGCTACCAACATCCGACGCCGCCTTTAAAGCCGCGGCTCCGATAGCTACGATCGGGGCAGTTACACCAACCGTAAGACCCTTACCGACAGACCCAAGTGTACTGGATAATGATTCAACAGACCCCTTCGCATCACTAACAGCGTTCTTTAACTCGGAAGCATCCCCTCCGATTTTAATCATTAATTCCGCTATATCAACGGCCATTATCTATCCTTTTATCCAGCCTCAATACCCTATAATGTGGTATTATAGCAAAATACGAATACTATTGCCATAAGAACCCACCAGGGTATCTCGCGTTTTATATCCATGTTTGGTTTTACACCCCCTTACCTATGTATCTAAGAGGGTATGCTTTAATAATATTTAAAACGTCGGCGCGCTTCCGCTACTACTAGCTTTCGCCTCCGCTTCCCGGCGCTTATTCTCGCGCTCTTGCTCTTTTGCCTCTATCTCGAGATACGCAAACCATTCCGTTAGTTCATAACTATCTATTTGTTCTAACATCGCTCTTACGGGCATATGGAATATATGTCGCGCCATCGAGAAACACGCACGGCGGAAATTGTCGTTCTCTAGTTTTTTGCCGCTTCGTCCTCGGACTCAATCGATAACCCCGACAGTTCGTTTATAACTCCGGCTATCTTATCGAGCGGTGCGCTATTATGCGTCAATAGTGCGTTCCTGTCGGTTTCGGTGAATAACTTTTCCCCAGTAGCGGGATCATATGAACCCAGTATTACCGTATCTGCCGCAGTTTGTTTCGATGTCATCTTACCGTTAACGCTGAACGTGCTTAATTTACTAAGTATCGCACGCTCTAACCCCGTAAGGTTTCTAGCAAGGACTTTTCCCCAGCCCCATTCGCTGACGTCTACTATTTCTTCGCGCGTATCCTTCGCATTCAATATTCGATCGCGTAGACTCATAGCCGAGTCCACTTTCGTAGCCTTATCTCCGTTTTTCTCCAAAGCGTATCGCTTCCTACCATCTAACAATAGATGATTATAAACCTAAGATTACAATTTTAAAGTTGCGAAATTACCCTACCGTCTGCGTCTACGACGCCTCTAAAGCTTACCGTTTCTTCGAGCACGTTATTAATGCTCGCCTTTATCGCTTCCGTGTCAACGGTAACCCACGCTCTCAGGCTGTAGTTTGCTGAAACATACAACTCTAAAGCGAATACGGTGGCGTTTGTTAAACTATTGATAAAGTATTCCGTTATCGCCGTGCCAAACGTAGCCGCCGCATCGGGGGTAAAGAACGTCCCTAGCGTGCCCGTTACTTCTGAAAGGGCCCGTTGTTTGGTCTCATACGCCGCAGGACTTGTGCAGTTTATCGCCGTTGTATCTACGACCTTCGACTTTATACTCATCGAGAAGTCTTTAGCATATAACATAGCGGCCATCGGAAGGTATTTACCCGTAACCGTAACCGTATTGGTCGTTTCATTCGCTGTTGAGTATAACTGCCCGGTTAATCGGTTCTTAGTTATCGTGCCTGTCGGTCCGGCGCTCCACGTTGGCGTTAACGCATAGGTGGGATCCCACACGCGCTTAGTCGGAGCGTCGATAGTGAAAACGTTTTTACCAGCGTTAGGTGTCGTCGCTTCGGTCGCACCCATCGCGGTAGTCGCACCGCTGATATAAAGAACGGCAAGGTGTCCGGAGGTTATTACATTAACCATCGGTTATCACCTACCCTTATAGTGCTGCGTCAAATTTACAGATTCCGTTACTTGTGAGTGAGTAAGTAACCTCGACGAGTCCGCCGCTTGCTTTTTCGCTTACCGCTACCGTATCCACCGCCATAGGGCCATTGAAATAATACGTGCCCGCAGACCCAAAGGTCATTTTAACTTGTAACGTGCCTAGTGCCCCGTTCCACTCTGCAAGAAGTATAAGTTGTCCTGCATCATCGGGTGTGTAAAAGCCTTTAAGCGACATTTTAGCGCTTTTAATCGTTTGTTTACTCGACGTGTATGTCGGCGGTGTCGCACAGTTAAAGTGTGTCGTGTCAACGTTTTTACCGTCTACCGTTAAATCGGCGGAGGTAATATTACCTATGCACGTTGCCACATCCCCTGCGCCGCAATATAGGTCTATATTCGCTGCGCTTTGTATCCCAGTATCTACCATTTTTCTAGTATCTCCTTTAGTTTATTCTATATCTTAGATATCCGCCTGCCCGTGGCTTACCGTGCCCGTACTCTCAGCGGTAAACGAAAAAGTTATCATATCCTTCGTGCTTGTCTTGATCGTAAAGTCCGTAACCATCACGTTACTTTTTACATAATCCCAGTTTGGATCGGTGCCGGTGCCGTAAAAGTATTGCAACCAACAGAGGGCGCCATTATTTACGTTATCCATTACATATTTTTGTCCGGTCGTATCGCCGTAATAGTCAAAGAATCCACCACCTTTAAATGACGCAGATTTTAACATCGACGTTGACGTTTTCGTCCACGCGTCCGCGGCCGCTATACCCTCCATACGCGTTAGGTCTACGTTCTTTGTTGTTTCGGTTACGTCCATTGATTCCAGCAGGTTAATTGCGGTATATGTACCAGCGCCACCCGCTACAACGGACGCCTTTAAACACGCTTTAGATGCTGTAGTTACTACCATTTTGTTTTAATCGCCTCTTTTATAATTTCTAAATCAGGACTGCATAACATAAAATGTAAAATACATAATACCGTGCCAATGTATCATATCGGGGTCCCTCATATCGGTCGTCATAGTATTCGCAGTTACAATGTGATCATAACCACTGACAGTTAGCGCCTGGTGATCTAATAGGTCGTTTATATGCGCCGCGATCTCTTTCGTTTCTTTAGAACCTCGATAAGCACTCCATAGGTGTATAGTGAACGTTACCCGCTGCCCCGCTTGTATATCATTACAACCGAAACAATCGAACGGTACTTCCGTTGGCGTGGTTACTTGGATATATGGCTTCGTGGGGTTCTCGGGGACCCAATCATATACTCTATCTTCTACGTGCGCGTGTAGGTCAGCGTCGCCGGTTAGCGCTGTAATTATTGCGTATTGTATAGGGAGTAATGACGAAGAGCGCGCGAATACCATATTAAAGACCCATCTCCGCTTTTAACTTACTTTTTATGTGATCTATGGCGGGTTGTCGTGATTGTTCAAACCCTGGTTTCATAAAGGGGGTTCCGCTCTGGTTTTTCGTGCCGAACTCTTGATACATTGCATAATCGACGTGTGGTGCTACTATAACCGTATTCTCGCCTTGCGCTTCCGTATTTATTGAACTACGCAAACGACCAGTATCAACGGGGGCGAATCCTTTAGCCGCAGTCTCTATCAGTTTACCGCCTTCCATTAACGCGGCCTGTAACCCTGGACCCGATGCCTTCGTAATAATCGCTGCTATCTTGGCGTCAAATTCTGCCTGTCCTTCGAGGGTTACGTTTATATTCACTTGATGCTCTCCGTGTTGAACATTATACTGCACCCTCACGTTCTTTACAGCCAATAACTAAATACTGGTGCTTATTTTCCACGTCTATAACGTTGGTTATATCCCACGTTCTCGAGCCTAACTTGATTATACATTTAGGGGTAACGATTATATCGGAGCGATACCACGTCGTTATAGTCCAGTCCGCTTCCGTTGCCTGCCCGCCCGCGCGCCATTGTTCGCTTCCAGATAGTTTCTCGACTGCCGCATACGCGCTGCCTAATGATACTTCAGCGGTAGTTATTCCACCATAGGTATCTACCGTTTCGGTTACGGAGTAAAACGTTATCCTTTCACGGAATTGGTTAAAGGGTACTGGCGCGGCAAGCTTCAAAGATACATCACCTGGTAACTCTTGAGCCGGTCTTTTACCTTCGTTGGTAACTCGCCTACTTCACCGCTGTTGTAATATAAAGCGGCTGCTTCGGTTATCGCCATCTTAATATCGGCGGGGACGTCGGTTGCTGCCGCACCGTAACCTGCTATAAATTCTATCAGCATACCGTTACGCTCGCGCGTGTAGTTCCAGGTATACCCAGGGTTTAGGTATATGCGCCCGGGTTCACTGTAGGTATCACCGGTGTAAGACGCTGCTTCCTGCGCTGCGGGCGTCCCGGCATCGTTGTATGTTAGTATAGTGGCGCTAATAAGGGGTGGGCGCGGTATACTGATAACTTCGTTAATCTCGCGCGAATCAAGCATTAAATACCACGTCTGCGTTATGAATGCGCGACGCGTGTATGCTTCCGCCTGCATACGCGCCATAGTCACATAGTTAGTAAGTGAGGTATTATACGCCGTGCTATCGAGTCGGAGGTATGCCTGTACATCAGTATTTAATACCGGTTCGGCTGCGGGGGCGGTCTTTAACTTTAACATTAGCTCAAACCACCCCGTAAGTATCATTAGCCGTTAACGTGAGCGTGCCGTCCTCTATTATCTCCTGTACGCCCGCCAATGTTATACGGCATTGCCATACATATTGCATAAGGGCTAGTGCGCTGGTATCCGCCGGTAATAGGTGAACGTTAACGAGGCTGTTAGTGCCGCCGGTTACTGATATACCCCCGTCGCTCGAGCGTTTTATAAACCCATTTGTGCCCGGTATGATTGTTACACCGTGCGCGGTTACGAAGGTACATACCGCCACAGCACCGGTTAGGTCTTTCGCGGTTATCGTTACTTTAATATCGTGCGTTGTGCCGCGCGGGATTGTTACTGCTAAAGTCATGCTAGCTCCATTATAAACCACACCATATAACTGTAAAATCTGTATGCCCGAGGTCTGCCCACGCTACCGTAGAATCCGGCGGTTGCGGGCACGCACTCGCCTTTATAACAGCGGTTTCTATTGGCCATATCTCCGTCGCCGCTGTTTCTACAGGCCATATTACTGCTATATCGGGTAATTGCGGACAGGTACTAACTAACGTGCAAGTAGTTTCGATACTTGGATAAACCGTAGATACCGTTGCGTCGCAGCCCTCTGAGATATACGGGATAAACAGCGCCGCCATAACCACGTCACCGGGATGCGAATGGTATAGTAGTATCTCGGGGTAGAAAGTATCCATATCAAACGGGCCGAATATCATTTCGTCGCCCGCAGGTAATACTGAAACGAAGCAATTATAGACGCCGGTTTCATCTGGATGCGTGGCGACGAATGTTATTACGTCATCGACGGCGCCGTCGTTGTAGAAATGTAAGAAGGTAGTTGGGCATAATGGTATTACATCTCGGCAGCCGGTGACGGGTGTGTATATAGGTGTGCCGAGGGCGGTATTCTGCGGGGTTATCGTCGCCGTCACGCCGACGCCTCCACCTTTAATATTGAAACGTAAAGGTTTGGATTATCATATTCAATAGTAGGAAGTGCGCCATAATCATCGAGAGGATACGGGCCTATAATCGTGCCGCGATCTGGGGATAAAGCGATGGTGTACGGTGTGTTGGTTAGTGGGTCGAGTGACGATGTTACGGTTATATCGTGCGTAGATGCGGCGCTATAATCTTTTAAAAGTATTAGTTCGTTGCCGGTATTGGTGAACGTATCGGTTTTCGTTGTATTGTGAGCACAGTATGATGCGCCGGAGTAATATGGTTCTATTCCGTTTTGTGTTAAATCATAAATGTGTTTTGTCCCCTCGGAGTCTAGGTTCATACTATCCCATAGCTGTAACTGACCAACCTGGTCATCCCACCATGTTGGATTAGTTATTGTAGTCCAATCCGGCCAAGTATAATCAAAAAGCAGCGCGGTTTCATCTCCGTTGCTCGTCTGTGTGGCGATACTATCAAACCCACCAAGCTGATCCTTAATCGCCTTGGTCGCTTGATAAAACCGCCTCGTTTGAACTGAAAAAGGGTAGTTCCCCATACCGTCCCCATCGGCATGTATATTCCACTGGATACTCGCGATGCCAGTCGGTACGGCATCCGGCCCGGATGTCGGTCCATTAAATGAAATAGAATTTATACCGATAGGCATCGCTGGGTAATTCCCGCGTATGTAACTAGCGCAACCAATTAAATCATATACTACAACATCATCACAGACCCACAGTTCAATATCTATAGCGTCTACCATGGACACGCGCCGCTCAATCGCAGATGCTTGGGTTTCATGCCCATTACCGATCATAGTATTTGCTACCCCTGCGTTTTGCCACATCGTATGATATATCCCTTGTCGGATTACGAGATCGGTCTGTTCTCGTAGCCACTCCGCCGCTGAATCACAGCAGGATTCCTGCCAGTATCCAATCAAACAACTGCCTTCTGAGCCATCCGGCCCCCATTTGTCTTCAATAGCCGTAAACAACGCACCGTACTTATCGGCATAATATGAGGGGGGTAACCCCATTGTAGTTACTAAGTCTGGGAGGTTCGGATCATAACCAGCACCGGAGCCCACCGAGTAGAATATCTCATTTAGCCATAACATTACCGGGATTTCTAGGTCAGAAAAACGCGGTAATGCAATATCCCCCTTTAAATCAAAATTAGAAGTGAGGGGGGTTCCCGGTTGTAAATCATCGTAAAGGGTAAACAGTATTACACCCCATCCGCGGTCTTTAAGCCAATTTAAATCCGGCATTCGGGGCCACGGTACATGTAGGTAATCAGGGGATAAGAAATACCATTTTGTCGTGGTCATGCTGTCTGGCTCTTTATTTTATGGCATATACTGAAGTCTATACCCATAGGCCGCATTATTGTTTAGCGAGGACGCCTGCGGTTGCCATGCAAACGGCCCATTCATCGTATAACTCTGCGAGTAACAACCACCCCGGAATACGGTTCGGTTCCCGGTTGCCGTGACGAGAGAATCACAGAAGTATTGGGAGGTGTTTGCACCCGCAACATTAGGGATTAACGCCCAATCGGCCCCTGTGAGGAATACGGACTGTACTGTGTAATTCCCCCCTGCGGCGGGTATTGTGAGGCCAGTATCAATATATTTATATGTTCCACCAGCCCCATCGAATTGGTCGCAGGCATAAGGCGCCGTGTTTGATTGCGCCTTCATCCAGGGCATGTGATCCGCCTTGAGGTTAATGCCGTCCAGAAGTGTCCAAACATTACCCCATAGGTTCTCAATCCCCCGATAACTCATTGCTACGTTTCTAGCTGTGGCCCCATATGATGCGTTTCCGTATCCGGTTGTAGTGCCCGTGTTAATTATAGCGCCGCCCGTGTCGCCGTTTCCATTACCTAATACTGCCTGAGCATTTAACGACGCGTATTCAACTATAAAGAGCAATAATGAAGCTGAATACGCCTGTACTGTAGAAAGATGCCAGCCGGAACCAATTGCGCCGGCGGCGGCCCGCATAAGTGAAATTGTATAAGATGCAGAACTGGCCGTCGTTGGCGTAACCCCGCCCCGAGATTGTAGTTTACTCACGCCATCGTAATATACCTCATACGCACTTATGTAAGCGTAATCGTGCGCTATGGTGTCAACTATGAACGCGGGATGTACTGCAAACGTTAAATCCGCCGTGTTGGCCAAATTTCTTATAGCGGGTGAGGGGGTAGCGGTATCAGAGATATAAAATGCAACGTGGTTAGCTAGTGACGAGTCGACGGCATACCAAAACTTAGGTATCTGAACCATACATTGACCCATATTGGTAACGTCGGTATCTGTGTAACACCTATCACCATAGTATGCGGTAGGGGTGCCATCAGTCCATAAATTACACCGTCGCATAGTCCACGGAGATAATGCGTTAAAAGAAGCGCCGGCGGTTAAACCAACATTACTTTCTAAGCGATCTAATGTCGGCGATGTCTGGTCACTATGCCATTTTACACCATATGCTGCCATATCTTTTTATCTCCTACTTAACCGGATATTGCCTACCCACATACCTTAACGACATACAATCAACGCGAGGTATAAACGCCGCGTTTAACTGCGAACGCATCTGTGGTTTTATTCCCGTCGGTTTACTAGCCATCGGCCTGTAAGCGCTCATAGCTCAGACCACACTCGTCGGCGTTACATCTATTCTATTAACGGTTACATTCGCTATACTCGCAACGAGGATAGCCACATACGCGCTATTAACGCTTAGGTTGAATAGCTGCCTGTATGACTGCCCTACCGCTTGCGAAATCGATACGGTTATAGGCGCCCCTACGTGATAGTTAACGCCCTGTATATCGTTAAGGAATACAGGGATAAGCACTAACGACGGCGCAGTAGCAGAAGATACATCCATACACTTAGCATCTACGAACACGTCAGCGCTGTTATAACCTGCGCAATTTACTGGCGTTACCGTTCCCAGTGTAAGTGCGTTACTCTGCGCAAAGCGCTGTTGCGTTGTAGCTACAGCAGTACCAACTATACCTATATCGCACGTCCACGCGGCACCGCCTGCACCACTAACAACGGGGGTTTCTACGGTTGTAAAGTCAAAGCACCGCGCGGTTGCGCCTGCCACTAGTTGCGCTGCCGTAAAGTTACATACGTGTAAAGGCGGCGTCGCGGCGGCGAAGAATATTTCATAACTCACGTCGGAGTCAGTAAACCGAAATGCTGCGGGTATTGTTACCCTGATCGAATTAGTATTAGTTACCGAAATGGTGGTGATCGCGGACGCCATCGTTAAACCGTTACCGTTACGAACCGCATACGCCGCGTAATGGTTAGTCGGTGCGTGACCTAAAGCGCCTTCAGTTACGCCGCTATCGGCGCATACCGGAAGCGTCGGCGCGGTGGATACTGCGCCTAGTAAATCGGGCGCCGTGAGCGATGAGCGGTGCGATACAGCGGAGCCTCGTTTAATTGCGCTTGTCTTTAAAGACATACTTTTTTACCTCCCTTAAAAATAAAGGGATGTAACCCCGAAGGATTACACTACTACTGGTCCGCGTCTAAAATGCGATTTAATAACCGTGCAAGTAAAGTGGTTAGTCTTTGTACCAACGGTGCTCTGTAGGCGAACCCACCGCATATCGCCGATATACTCGAATATATAGACTACATCTTCGCTTGCGTTTGCAGTCGTGGTTAAAACACCGGCAGCTATTTCACCGTCAGATACTAGCCCTGTTGCAGCGATACGACCGTGAACGATCATATCAGCGGCGGCGACGTTTGTACCCGCGTCGGTAACCGACGTGTTAGATTCCATTAACCGAAATACATAATCCGGTGTCGAGTTATCATCCGCAGAGCTCAGTATAAACATAACTGATTCGCAGCCCTGCGTATCAATACTTGTAGTCGTAAACGCGGTATTAAACGCAGCCGCGTTAGCGCACGATACGCTCCTTACCGGGACGGCCACGCCAATGTCGTGTCCTAGTTCTTTCATAGCCATAATTCTTATTTCTCCTTTTTATTATCTGAATCGAAGGACGAGATCAGCCTTTCGAGTTCGCCAATTACACCATTATACGCGCCTAGCTGCATAACAGCCGCGTCGCGCTCCAGTCTAACTTCTATTACGCGTTTCTCCAGGTCTGATTTCGTTATCATATTCTTACTCGTTTAAGCGTCGGCCCATAGCGGTATATTGTATACCGTAGCGCCTATGTAGACGCGCGCATACATCTGATCCGCTACAAACGCGAACGTTCCGCCGTCGCCTACGTGCGTACCAACTGCTGCGTATTCTGCGCCTGACTTATCGCCCGCGCTGTTTAGCTTAAGCGATGGCGTAGCAGCGCCACTGTTAAGTGTTGATAGTCCTGTAACGCCGAACGCGCCTGTAACACCTGTTGCGCCCGTAACTGTGGTAGCACCCACTAACGCGAGGTTAGTTTCGGTCAACGTAAGGGTAGCCACATCGTCGGTTATTGTGCCTGCGCCTGCCCCTATCGTGAGCGAACCAGCGATAACGGTATTACCCGTCGCCGCCGCAACGGTAAACGATGAAGTATTGACGCTAAAGGCGCCAACAACGTTTACCGCATTGTCAAACTCCATCGCGCCCGCGTGGGTGTAGGCAAACGTGCCCGCGACAGTAAGGGTAGCCCCGCTGGCGACCGTTATCGTGCCGCCAGAATCCACCGTAATCTGATCGGGGTCGTAATGTACTAACTGGTGTGCCATAATCTTGTATCTCCTAGACTCCTAGATTATGCGCTCACGTTCATTACAACAAACGCGTTGTCGTCAACTACCTGCCCGCCGATACCGAGGCGTTCAACAAAGAGGTCTATGAGGTTGCTAGTCTTGTGTGTGTATTCATCCCTGATGCTGACCATACCTGGCACGTCAACTATCTGATAACCGGCACGCATATCGCCGTAAATAATCGGTATGTTCGCTGCCGTGAATGTTGAAGGTGGAGTTGTAACCGTAGCCATATCTGGCATATAATATATGGGTTTACCAAACAGCCGGTCCGGTGCACCCAGTGTTACGTTCTCTTCGAGCACATAGCGCCCCATGCCATCGGTTAGCCTGCGCAGCACGCTCTTGGTAGTGCGGTGCATTAACCAGCACGCGTTCGACTGGAACTTTTCGTTTAGCTTATCCTGCATGGCGATAAGGCCGTCAAGATCTGGTATAGATGTAGCGCCGCCTGAGTGCTCGTGTCTCGCTGCCGTGTCGGCCGCGACGTGAACCGCCCCGCGCGTAACCAAACCCTCTGGTTGTCCTACACCGGTACCCGTCATAAACGCAGTACCTTCGAGAGACGCCATATATTCGGCTATCTTTCGCTGGTGCCATCCCTCTATGTCAAAAGACGCCTGTTGTGCCATCTTTCGTGTGATGAACACGAGGCTGTACATCGGGTGGGTGGGTATCTTCTGAAGGTTCCACGTCTGCGGACCGAGTTCGGTCTTGGTGCCTTCTTCTGACGTCCACGCAGCAAGAACCGAGCCCACCTCTGAGATCATCTCGAGGGTATCGCCTACTGTCAAGGTTTCAACACTTGCGAGTTGTCTGAACGGACTAAGCGCTAATATTGCCTCGATAATCTTCGCTGACCGTGTAGGGGGCATAAAATATCCGCCTGTAGTCAACATAAGAGAGCTAATCGTCTTAACGTATTCGGGCTCGAAGTCCTTCATCTGGTCGATATAGTAATCCTGGTCGTATGTCTGGCCGGACTTGATAAAGCGGACATATTTCTTATCCCACTCGTTGATTATGTCCTTCTCGGAGTTGGGTGCTACGATACCTGCCTCTGGCGTGTTAAGTTTCGTCTCTAATCCGTCTATGCGTTCTTGCATAGTTTTATATTGAGCGTTAATCGGCTCGAATTTAGCGTTAAAGGTTTCTATACCCTTTTCTAAATCTTCGAGATATTGCTCTACGCTCTTGGTTTCTTCTACCATTATTTTATAATCTCCTTAATATGCTCAAATTGTTTAATCAATAATTCGTTAATTTCGTAAACATTTTTAGCGGGTTTCGCTGCCGGAACCGCCGGCGCTTTGGGCGCTGCTTCCGGTGCCGCCTCTTCTTTAGGCGGAACGGCCCTACCCAATACCGCATCGCAGTATTCTATAGCCGTCGATAAATTAGCGCGTAATGCCGTTATATCCTGCGCGTTAACGTTGGACAGCATTCGGCCCGCTTTGGTTTCATCTGGGTCTTCAGAATGTTCAACACGGAGAGCATCCGATTTAACCTCGTCCACCGTTGCCGCCTCATTAGACGGGAAGGATACGACGCTTATCTCGTGTAACTCTACAGCGTTTAAGTCGGTTACGCCGTCGTCTGCGACCGCGTTCTTACCTGCTACTAACTGATACCCAATACTGTTAGCGTTTACATCGTCGGCTAGTAACGCCTCGTATGCGTTACGCCCCCAGTCCGTCTTTAAATTTAGTTTCGCTCTAAACCGTAAACCGCGTTCATCTTCCCACAACTTCGTAATTTTACCTATCGGCT